CCGTATGTGCAACGGCGGTCATGCCGCCGGATTGCGCCGCCGCGTGGATTGCCGCATCGATTTTGGACATGTCGCCGTTATAGTCGCCGGTGTACGTGAGGTGGTCGTTATCCGTATATTGGCTTAACTCGTAGTGTTCGGTGTGATTGGTGGCGGTCATGCTCGCTCTCCCGTGGTCTCAAAGTTAGCTACCGTGGGGTTACGCTGGACGTACTTGGCGTCCGCGCTATCCGTGGTAAGGTACACATCAGCGGGCTTGCCCTCGGGGATGCTCTTGCCGTAGGGGAATTGCGAGCGGCCCGGAAAATCACCCGGAACGCAATTATCCACAGCGGTGGCTCGTAAGTCATACTCGCGGGCCGTCAATCCCAGCGCGTCATATATGGACGCCTCCAATGCCATATTATCGTAATCACTCCAGAATAGGGCGTGATTGCGCGTATTGTCATACATGCCGTCAAGCACGGTCTGCAAGGCGTCCTGTTTGCCGTATGCAGGAGACCACGCCAATCCGGTGGACTGCGATTGTTCGATAAGATGAATGAGTTCCTCGCGTAGGACGGCCATTTGCTTCACGAGGTTATCGGCAATCTGCCGGACGGCGGTGTTATTGTCCGTAATCGACTGATTAACCTGCTCAACGAGTGTGTTGAAATCAGACTGTAGGCCATCGAGATTACACCGGATGCACTCAATCAATTGGAGTGTGGTCAACCCGTCGCGGTATGTGAACGGAACCGACGTGGGAACACGCACCGGCGGATAGGCGCGTGGCACAAGGGCGTTGACTGACATGATTAATTACTCCCATTCCCCATAGTTATGGTGGTTGTTAAAAATGGTATCATACGAGCCCCATATCTGCATGAAACACGGTTCGAGACTCCGCACGATTTCCATGTCCACGTTGATAATCGCATTGCGATATTCGGTAATGAGGCTCATGGCAGACTGAGACCGGCCCGACGTGTGGGACGAACTCCTGCCGTCTGTCGCGTCATGTTGCCATTCCGTGCTGGATGTACTATGCGATTGCGACGTGGTGCCTTGCGTGCTATGGCTACTGCCGTCCGTATCCGCTTGCGCCTGATTGGCATGAGTCGCATACCGAGCGAAGTCGCCTTGTACGCCTGTTGCCGGAACCTCAGAATCATATGACTGGGACTTGGTGCTACTTGAACTAGTGCCGTCCGACGTGCTTTTGGTCGAACTATCCTGAGACGCGCTGGTTTTGCCGCTGGACTGGGCTACCGTGTTGGATGTGTTTTCACTGGTCATTTCCACGGTGTTCAGCGGGTCGTATTCCAATGCTAGCGTCCGATAACGCTCATTAAAATACGGCATGATTTCCGCCATCGTCATCCCCAGATAGAAGATGAACTGTTGCGCGGTTTCCTGCCCTATCTCCCTAAGCGCGTAATGACGAACGATTTTCTCGTTCAGCTCGGCACGATGGTTTTCATCGTAAATCGGGTAATAGTCGGCGCTGAGATGTAGTTTAATGTCAGTGTCGTAGCCCATGTTAATGAGGTTGCCGAGTGTTTCGGTGTACTCTCCGGGCGTTGCCATCGCATAGTCGCTAAAATCCTGTGCCATTACAATACACCTCCGATACCCGCATCATATGAGGCGGGCATATCGATATCCGTCGTACCGCCGGCGCTGGAATCCAGCGCGTTGGGTACGCCGGAGCTTTGCGCGTCCGCATACTCAACCCAGATATTCAACTGTGGCCACAGGCGGTTAATCTCCGAGCCTTGAGAAAACTCAGGCGGAACACGTCCGTTTTCTCATTGGCCTGCGCCACCTCATCCGAGATGAGCCGTTCCTTTTTCTCGGTACCACTGGACTGAATACCCAAATATCCCAGTACCTCATTGGTCACTTGCGTTTTCTGCTGGATGAACTTGTCCAACAGGTACGGGGTGGTGTTGGGCCACGGCTGGAACATGCTACCGGGGTCAAGCGAATCATAGCCAACAATATAATCCTGCCCGTCCTGCCGTTGCTGTAGCATGTTCTGCACGGTCAGCTTGGTACGCGGGTCGGCGGTGATAATGGTCGGCAGTTTCAGACTCTCCAAGTTCACATCATACGCCTTATCAATGTCAGCCAACCGTCGCGCATACTGCCATAGAATATCCTTGAAACTCATGCGCATACGATTATCCCAAATGGGGATGCACTCCGTGCCCGCCTTGAGTTGCTTGTAATGATAGTTGACGCCCACCGGCTCAAAACACGTCGGATTATTATACACGTTCAACCGGCCTTGATAACCGGCCTGCGTTACGAGGAACCTGCCGATACGTTTGTCCTCGAAAAACAACGCGCACCCGTATTCACACAGACACATTTCCAGCCATCGTTCATCCACGGTGGGCGGCAATCCGCGCCAGCTGAACCGGTTCAACGCCAGTTCCTCCAGCAAATGATAGTACATTGCATCAAGGCCGGCGGCGCGCGCCTTCGCGTAGTTGCCACGCGGATGCAACGCGCCCCCGACCCGATTCCTCTTAGACCTGCTCATGTCATCATTGTATCACTCATAACTGATGCCCGGCAGTGGATCATTGTCCGCCCAATCGGTCATCCCGATATCATCCGGGTTAGTCCATATAGTAGTCCCAGACTCGAACACGCCCTTAATGGTCTGCCGATACTGCTCGGGCAAATCACCTCGCACATAGCATTCTTGCATCTGCCAATATGAGAACTTGGTCATACATTCCAGCGATTGCGGCGGCGTGATGAAACGCTGGACAAAATACCCGTAGCGTAACATGTACTCTCCGACGCTCCGCAGAGCTGAGGGTGCGCACGTCTTAAATCGAACCAACACCCCGACAATGCCGTTTGCAAGATTGAATCCGTCTCCGCCGATAGCACCGGACGTGGTAGGGGGCGTCAACTGCATTTGCTGGACTTGCGCATTAATCCCGGCGATAGTGTTTTGGTAGTCGCCAAACGCGGAACGTTGCGCGTAATCCGCGTTCATATCCGCCATATTTTGGGCCAACTGGTTTGAAAGCGCTGTAGTCTGAGAGCCGTATGTGTTGGCCTGACTTGTTGTGGCCGCGTTGGTACTCAGCGAGTTCGCCGTGGAAAGTTGGGCGGCGGTATTGTTGATACTGCGGTTCGCTTCGGTGTTGACACCATTCATGACCGCACCGCCTAATGCCGATACCGCGCCCCCGACATTGCCCGAAGCGGCGTTACCCGCCACCCCGACCACGCCGTTAACCACGTTATTCAGCTGTGCGAGGTCAGCTCGCTGATTGTTGATATACGTCGTGTTGTCCAGACCGGCGTTAAGAGCTGTCGCTTGAATTGCGTTATTGGCGTTGCGGTTGCCGATAGCGAGTTTGTTGGCTTGGGTATTGTACTGGTTTTGCATGGCCGTGGCCGCAAGAGACTGACTAATGCCCATCTGCGCTTTTTGATATGTCCAGTCAGCTGACTGCTGATTATAGGCGCGAGTGTAGGCACTGTTTGCCATTGCCAACTGAGCACCATTGTTGACTATCACAAATTGAGGGAAATTGCTGATACCAAACGCGGCGTCCAACATTTCCCCGCTATCGATAGGCAACCCATTGTTTTCATCAAGAGGAGCGATCTCGCTTGCACCCGCCTTATTGTACCCAACCGGGTAAAAGTTCAAGCGCGCGCCATTGGGTGCGTAATTATGCACCTCTCTAATAACCAGATTATCGCTTTGGATATTTTCGGGCTTATAGGTGATATTTGTACCGTTCAAGCAAGTGCATTCAACAGTGGAATAGGGGTAGCATTTGAGTTTTTTAAGGTTTTTATAACGTTTAGGGATATTAAAATTATCACGAAAATCATTAATGGTAATAATGTCTTCATACCTGCTGGGCGCATTTGTGGCCGACTGGGGGAAACGGTAGACACGATTATTCAACTCCGGGGGGAGTGTTCTCCCAAACAGCTTATCTACGACATAGCCGGATTGCTTAAGAAAGTCATCGTCTAAAGAGGGTATCATATACATGTTTACAATACCCTGTGTTATCCATGAAAAAGTAGAGCCAACACCCATAAACACTCGGATAGACTGGATGTCCTTAAAATACAGTATTTCAGCACCATTTGCCATGTTCTCAAACAGAGAGCCGCCCGCGGTAGTGAGAGACGGTTTTTCCTGACTGCCCGCGTCCGCTGACAAATCTACCGTGCTCACGACTATTACGCCGTAATTCAGATTTTTCCCGTCCATGCCGATAAGAGACTTGTACTGTTGGTTTACCGTCACCATTTCGCTACCGGTGTCCAGCCCTTCGGGTAGTGCGAGATAACTGCGCCCATAGTCGGTCATCTGGTTTTCGTTGGCAATGCCGATATGGCCTCGCACCACATAGCATGAGCCAAACCTAAGCACATGCTGGAATGACTGCCAAACGTCCAACTGCACGGTGAGCTGAGTAGTGTACGCATTGATGTAATCCACGTGGTTGATAAAGTAATACCAATATCGCGGTGACTCCAAGTCGGGATAATCGTTATACACCACGACATAGTTGTAGTTGGACGCCTCGTTGAATGGCAGTTCGACGCGCACGGGTTGCCCGAACATGTGCATGACTCCATGCACCCTGTCAACACCGGGCTGTCGGTCAAACCATTCCTGTTGTCTCTGCGGTGACTCGAACCGGGCTAGGTCACGGTAACTGCTATCCCACGGCACGTTACAGAGTTTCAACGACGTGTTTGGCGTCCATTGCGCCCAGTTAAACGTCGCCTCGACGTTAGGGTTGATATCTCTCAGCATATTATCCCTTTCACAAAAAAAATAAGGGGAGTGTTTCACGTGAAACACTCCCCTTTATTATATCGCAGATTAGGCGACTGTCACAGTGCCCTTACCGCTGACGCCGAACAGCGTGGCGGTGATATCAGAGGGGCCTGTCTTGACGCCCTTGACAGCACCAGACTCGGACACCGTGGCGTTGGCCGGGGTGCCGGACGTCCATGCGGCCTGCATGGTAACGTCGGCGGTTCGCCCGTCAATCATGGTCGCCTTAGCGGTCGCCTGCACCGATTTACCCACTCCTACATTCGGGACGTTGACGGCAATCGACGCGATAATCGACGGATTGAAGCCGATAACACCCTCGCCAACCACCGGCACGTTCAGGGCGGCGGATACGGTGCCCGGCACCTCCGGCGTCGCCGGATTCGTATACAACGCGGTTGCGGTAACCGGGATAGTGATGTTCGTCTCATCAAGGCCGACCACCAGTACGCCGGTGGGTGAAATGTACGTGTAATCGCTCTTCGGCTTGACGGTGTCACCGATAGCGTACTCAACCGCGTCCGAGCGGAACGTGGCCGTGCCATCATTGTCGATGGTCGTGTCGGCAACGACCTGTACCGCGCCGCCACGCGCCACGCTGTCCGGCGTGGTCGTACCACCGCCGTACGCGGCGAGTTTAAGCTGGAAGGTCGGCGTCTTGGCCGTCGTACCGGTAGGAGCCACCACCTTGGTAGTGGAACCCGCGCCCGTCCAGAACATGACGGCGGGGGCGAAACCGGACACCGAGATAATGTGCTGGACATGCAGATAATGATTGACCGAATTGATATTAACCGGGTTGATCTGCTGGGTCATCTCATTGATAACGGGAATATCGATAAGGAATTTATCCGTGGTGAGAATCGCCTGCACGCCATCAATGCCGAACCTGTCCTGCGGGATAACGATGATCCGGTCGATGGTCGGCTCCGCGTCCGTACGTTGGAACACCGTGGCCAGACCCTGAACATCGAGTGCAGACTTGACTTCCGGGGAGCAGAACAGTACGAGTTCGTCGGGACGGGCAAACGTCGGCATATGCCGCGCATTATACCGAGTGGACACGAATTTCAGCGTGTCGGCCCATGCGCGAATCTGGCGCAACATGTCGCGGGCGTCGGTTTCCGAACTGCCCATGTTGTTCAAATCATTTTTCATGTGTACGCGCCAGTATCCGCCGAGCTTCGCATACTCGACGAACTGGTGGCACATGGCCTCGAACAAGTCAACCTCGGCGGCATTATAGCAGGAGGTGAGAATCTGGGAGGTGAGCGAGGCCAGACCGGTTTCGGAGGTGAAGGCGCGCTGGAGCGTCTTGTCATCCGTGGTTGCCGGGTAGAAGTGGGCGAAGTCCAAGCGATGATAGAGCGAGTCAACGTCGATTTTCCACTTGCGGAAGTTATCCGCGCCCAAGTATTCCGCGTCCGGGTCGTACACCTGTGCGAGTGGCATACCTACGGCGATTTCCTGCCACGTGTCTCCATACGCCTGAGATGCACGCTGGAACACGCTCAGCGGGTTGTTCCAACGCCACGTGTTCACGTAGGTTCCGCCGATACGGTTCACCAAGGCCGAGTAGAACTCGTTCTTAAGCTGGGTGCTGGACATGAGGGTGGCCATCTGCCTGTCCATGTTCATCTGCGTGGCCGAGGGCATACGCCGCTGATATTCGGGGGACGCCTCGTTGCGAATCATGTTGAGGATTTGCGCGTTATTGAATTCGGTGAGCGGGCGAAGCTGTTGCTTGGGCGTCACCACGGGGGTGGTTGGCATGATAGTTATCCTTCCTGATTATTAGTCCTCGAATAGGTCATCGAATGTACTGTAAGTGCCGTTGTAGTCATCGTCGGTCATTTCAGCCGATTCCGGCGTCGTATTATCGTCCGGGCCGTCGTTGAGCACGTGGTCGGCGGCGGCGTCTCGCATTGCCTCAATGGTTTTGGAGAGTTCGGCCACGGTCGCTTCCAAGGCGTTCAGCCGGTTGGCCATGTCGCTGGTTTTATCGTCGCCCGCGTCCTCCGGTTCGCCATTGTCCTGCGTTTCAGACTCCGGGTTCGGTGTATTGTCGCCGGTCGGCTCGGTGTCCGGCTCGGTGTCGGACGTGGTGTCCGGCTCGGTGTTTTCGGTGTTGTCCATAATCACCCCTTAAAGTAAGTGGCATGGCGGCAATCACGCCGTCATGCCGGTTTGCTAGGCTGTGCGGGTTCCCTCGCCGTCGCTGGGCGTTGGCTACGCACGTCTACATCCGACCGAATCGCCTTACCGATTTGCCTGCCGGTCGGGCCATCGAATCGACTTGGGACGCACACCCCGCTACCGGATATTATAGCATAAAAACATGGCCGTCATCATTGAGGTGACGTGACCCCGGCAGGAACTCATCATAGGGGATGGGGGCGGCACGGTGTACGCCACTCAGCCGCATGACGGTATCGCCGCCTGTTTCCACGCCGCAATATTTGCGATTGCCGAGGATACGGAGCTTCTCATAGGTGTGGTCGTTTTTCCACGCACCTAGTTTTCGGTCATCCGTTTCCATACCTACGGGCGCGTCCAGCCCCTCCAATATCATGCCGTCGGTATCGGCGTAGAGTACGCGGTCGGCGTTCTCGTTCATGGCGCGGGATAGTATTCGCCTTCCGTAGGCGTTGACATATGCGGCGATCGGCAACCATGCCAGACTGTTGGCCGACTCGGGTTTGTCCACGGTAAAATCCACACCACCGTCTACGGACGGTTTCGGGTGTAACATGGGCCGGTAGAGGGAGGCCCCGAACTTCCCTACCAGCGAGTTCAGTAATAGTTTCGCCATCCGCCTGCGCTCACCCGTCGCGGTTTGTTTCACGTGGAACCATTTGTCCACGTATGTGTAGTAGAGTCCGTGTGATTTGCGGAATTTCCAGCCGCCGACATGCTCCCACACGTGGATGTCATAGTTTTCCGTGAGTGTTTCCCAATCCACATCCGCGACCGGCATGGTAACGACGCCTAACGTACTGTCCAGACGTTCGCCTTCATACCCCCATACGGGTAGGATATTGGTGAGCGTCGCCGTTTTCCCCGGCTTCAATCGCGCGTCAAACGCAATGACATCGATATGGAGCGGATAGTCATTGTCGTGTTGATATTCGCCGTCATACCATATGGGTGAGCCTACCGGCATGGGGGAATCTCGCATGATACTCGGGTAGAGACTGTTCACATCCCAACTTCGGCAATCCCGGTATTCGCCCGGCTTGCTGTACACTATCGCCCCATAATAGGCGGGGCGCATTCGATGATAAACCTCTTTATCCAATGGCGGGAAATGGCGCTTGAATCCGGCGTAATCCCCGTCGATATAGTCGGTCATTGCCATTGATGCTATGGTCGTGCCCTTGAGATGCAGGGCGGCGCATTCCTGTGCGATGTTCCACGTGGTTTCCAAATCGTCCGCGCCGCCGAATGTTTCACGTGAAACATTCAGTCCATCGTCGCGCGTGACATTGCGCACGTCCAGAAAATCCACGGTGATGCCGCCCATGCGCACGCGGAAACTGTAGAAGTGGCCTCGAATGTTGAACGTGCCCCATACGCCGTCCTTGGCTGGGTTCGATTGCAGGGGGAGTCGTTTCAACAGTTCGGCGGCTATGGGTTTGATGTCCTGCCATCCGTGGGCGCACCATACTCTCGTGTGATGGTCGAGCATGGTGAGGCGGATAACGGCGTTTGCCGTCAATGGTTCCATGCCGTCATCCGTCAATAGTGTTGCGCCGTCTGTTGCCGCCGTTCGACGCTCTTTCATGATTCCATCCTTTTAGTGTCGTGCCGCGCTGGTCATCCATTCATCAAGTCGTGTTTCTACATCCCCCGCGTCCGCTTTGGTTTCCCATTTATGTGTCTTGTCATTATACCATGCGGCCTCACGTACTACGGTGCTAAAATTCGTGTTGTTTATCAGCCATCGTTTTTGACGGTTCGATAAGGAAGCGAATTTTTGGGCGATGCTGGAGTCGAATGCTTCAAGCTGTTGCGCGACTCTATCAAAATCCGCAAAGCCCTCGTTCTTGGGGATTTTTCCAGTGCCTGCATGTAATGGCGCGCGTCCTATAAGTCCGGCGTATTCGAGTATCTCCCGTTCAAGTTTCCTCCTGCTTCCTTCTCGTATCATCATACGCGCGTGGCTTATGCCACGCTCCGACCCGAACACGTTAGCACGGTTGCGTGTGAGTTCGTCACGCGCCGAACCGCCGACCGTATGAGTGCCCAACACGTCAAAGGGGGATTCTCCAGCGCGTTCCATCTCACGCATTTCGCCCACGGTATAGTTGGCCATGTTCAATGCGTCGAATTGTTGGGCGCGTTTGATTTTCCGCCGTGCCTCGATACGGCGGCGCTGTT